GCGCGCTGACGTTCATCCTCAACCCTGCGGCGGTCCACATCGCCATCGCGTCCTCGGCGGCGTTCACCGTTGCGGCGCTCGTTGACTGGCTGGTGTTCTCCAAGCTCCGCGGTTCTTGGCTGTTCCGGGCCAACTCCTCCAACGTGGCGGGCGCGGCCGTGGACTCTCTGGTGTTCCCGACGCTCGCGTTCGGCGTCCTCATGCCGCAGATCATCGTGCTTCAGTTTGCCGCGAAGGTGTGCGGCGGCGCGATCTGGGCGTGGCTGATCTCCAAAGTGCGCGCATGAAACTCCGCCCCTACCAAAGTGACGCCGCTGACTTCCTCTACGAGCATGACCGGGGGATGATCCTGGCGCCCGTGGGGGCCGGCAAGACGGCGATCACCCTGACGGCTATGGCGGCGATGGTGGCCGACGGCCACGTCAAGCGGTGGCTGGTGCTGGCGCCGAAGCGCGTCTGCACCGACGTCTGGCCGGTCGAAGGGCCGAAGTGGGCGCCGGGGCTGTCGATGGCGGTCGCCGTCGGCACGCCCCGCCAGCGGGCTGCGGCCTTCGCGTCGGACGCTCGCGTCGTCGTCACCAACTACGACAACCTCCAGACCGCGCCGCCAGATCTCAGCGGCTTCGACGGCATCGTCTTCGACGAGCTGACCCGGCTGAAGAACCCGTCGGGAAAGCGGTTCAAGGCGCTGGAGAAGAACATTGAGCCGTTCAACGTGCGCTGGGGCCTGACCGGATCCTTCACGTCAAACGGCCTGGAGGACGTCTTCGGGCAGTGCAAGATCGTGGACCAGAAGCTGCTGGGCCGGTCGAAGGGCGCCTTCCTCCAGAAGTTCTTCGTCTGCCTCAACCGCGAGTACGGCGAGTGGATGCCGCGCAAGGGCGCGCTGGGCGCCGTCATGGACGCCATCCGCCCGGCCACCTACGTCCTAGAGCCCGGCGAGTACAAGGACCGCCTGCCGCCGCTCTACACGACCGAGATGCGCTGCGACTTGGCTGACCGGGCGCCCTACGAGAAGATGAAGAAGGACTACCTCGTCGAACTGAGCGGCCAGCAGATCACGGCGCTGTCGGCGGCGGCTGTCACGACCAAGCTGCAACAGATGGCCAGCGGGTTCGTTTACAATAGCCGGACCCTAGCGCAAGAAACGGCCGGTAAGTTTGCGGTAGAGCAGCAGGCGATCTGGTTCTCGCCGCACAAGTTCGACCTGCTGGACGATATCCTGACCGAGAACCAACGGGACAACACCATCGTCGTCTATAACTACCGCGAGGAGCTGGCCGAACTGCTGCGCCGCTACCCCAACGCGGCGACGCTCGACCACCCCGACGCCATCGCCCGGTGGAACGCCGGCAAGATTGAACTGCTGCTGATCCATCCGAAGTCGGCCGGGCACGGGCTGAACCTCCAGCACGGCGGCAACAAGATGGTGTTCGTCTCGTTGCCCTGGTCGCTGGAGTTGTACGAGCAGACGGTCGGGCGGCTGCACCGCGGCGGCCAGACCAAGCCGGTCTGGGTCTACGTGTTACTAAGTAACAAGACTATTGACGAGCGTATCTGGGCTGCGCTGTATGACAAGCGGGCGGTGTCAGACATTGCCTTGGATGAACTGAAGGGAACACCGACGTGAGCCTTAACTGGCGGGCGCTAAACGCCCGATTGGGTAGCCTGCGCGAAGACGAGCTGGAGAAGATGATCCAGGACGAACTGAAGGGTGAGCGTCGGCCCACCCTTCTGATCCGTATGCACCAGCGGTTCACCGTTCTGCGGAACCTCCGCGAACGGCGCGAGATCTTGAACGCAGCTACGTCAGAAGCCCGAGCGCAGTAGCGTAGCGGGCGCGCACGTCGTCGATCCCGATGAGGCCGCCGTTGATCCGCTGGCGGCAGCGGTCAACGGCGCCTGCGTCAGCCAGGTCGTTGCAGTTGTTGGCGTGCCAGAAGATCGCGGCGCTCTCGGCCGCGCCCTCCCGCGTCTCGATCCACTCGGGCAGGCTGTCCACCGGCATGTTCACGATCTCAGCCAGGCGCTCGTAGTTATACCGGCCCGTGGTCTGCATCAGACCGCGGCCGATGAAACGCCAGCCGTCGCCGGGGTTCTTGTTCCCCATGCGCCCGCCATAGGCCGCCTCGGCAATCGCCTTCTGGTCGGCCGGCTGCTTGTCGGTGCGGCCCACCTCGGCGGCGTACTCAGGCGTGAAGTAGCGCGGCCATTGTTTCACCAGGGCCTCGGCGCGGTAGTTGAGGCTCTCGCGCAGCTTCCGGCCGCCGGCCGTCTCATGGCCGGTGTTGGCGAGGAACATCGCCACGCGCTTCGACGTGTTGATCTCATACTGGCGGCAGGGGCCTTCCAACGCCGCAGCCCACTCGGCAGGGTCTGACCAGTTCAGACCCTGCATCAGCTTCGCAGAGATCATCGCATCTTCTTGTCGGCTACAGACCAAGCCACGCCACCAAGGGTGATGGCGGCGCCAACCACGGCGTCGGCCGAGCTGGCGTCGATGTAACCGCGCGCGACGAAGACGCCGCCCAGCGCGGTCAGGATGTGCCGGGCTAGGCCCAGCCAAATGTCCTTGCTCATACCTTCCTCCTACTTATCCGTCTCGGTCCTCTGACGCCCGCGCAAGGCGCAGGCCGCCTAGCAGCCCTACGAGCGCGCCGACGATAGTGGAAAAGGCGGGGCCTAGCACCTCAAAGATCTTGTCGTTGTTCACCTGTGGGTCAAACAGCCCCGCCAAGAGTACGAACACCATGGCGAGCATGACCATTGCAAGCGTGTAGATCGCAACCAGCAGGATGTGCCGCTGGACGCCCTGCATCACTTATCTGCCTTGCGTTCCAGGCGGTCGAAGATGGCTTTCACCATCGACTTGATGTCCTGGATGTCTGCCCGATAGTCGTCCTTGCTGACGTACTTCGTGTGCAGCGCCCGCTCCAGCGTCTTCATGTCGTTTTGCAGCAGGCGGATCGAGTCCCACACGACCTTCAGCATCCAGCCCATCGCCGCCCCGGCCACGCCGATGACGAGGTTCACAAGATCCTGCGACATAGGCGGCAACCTTTAGCGAACCATGGCGTTGACGTTGCCCGACGCGCCGGCCGGGGCCATAGCGTTGGGCGCCGGCTGACGGTCTTCTTCCTCGCCCGTAACCGCGCGTCCCGCCGACCCAGCCAAGAAGCCTTGAAGCCGGCGCATCACCATGTCCTGCTGTTTAGGTGTGCTTATCGGCGACATCAGCGTCGAGAACAGTTCCGGGTTGGTGATCGCGTCCGACAACAGCCGCTGCGCGCGATCCGTCGTCATCTTTGCCAAAAAGCTACGCACAGCGCCGGTAGCGATGGCCGACTCGGCCAAGCCAGACACAGTTCTCGCGGCAACAAAACGGCTGACCAAGTCGAGCGCCTTGGACGGGATGTCCTCGATAACGCCGCCGCGCGCGGACGCGCCGCGGGCGCGCTCCAGCGCAGTCAGTTCCGTGCCAATCTGTCGCAGCCGCTGCAACGCGGGGGCGTCGAACACCGCCCCCAGCGCCGCCACCTGCTTGGGGTCGTTCAGCGCGTCCATGATGGCGCTGCCGTTGAAGACCGGCCCATCCGGCGTCGTCTGCCGCGCCCGCCCAAACAGGTTGTCGATGAAGGCCCCTCGCAGCCCCGACAGCGCCTGGCCGGTCTGGTCGCGGTCCACGGAGCGGCGCAACGACGCGGCCAACGCCGCCGGATCGTCGGCGCTGAACACGCGGTCCACCTCCTTGCCCGGCGCGGCGTTGAGGAAGCGAGCGACGGCGCTCTCTGGCCGTTGGTCGAGCAATCGTTCCACGCGGCTGTCGTCGCGCCGAAGCAGACCGCGCTCCACGCCAGCTTGGCGAGCGGTCAGCGTCTCCGCGCGGCCTTGCGCCGTCATAGCTTCGGCCAGTTGGTTGCGGACCTCGGGGAACCGATCCAGAAGCGCGGCGTTCCGACGCATCCAGTTAGTAGCCGACTCCGGCTTCAGCCGTCCTTCACCGGACACCGCCGTATTGCGGAAGGACTGCGTAAGGTAGTTCTCAATCGCCGTCCGTGTCTCTGGGCTGTTGCCGGTCGCCACCAACAGGTCGCGCGCGGCGATGTCAGCGCGAGGGCCACCTCGGCCCAGCAGCGTCTCAAGCGTCAGTTCCGGCGCTACTGCGGCTTCGCCACCCCCAGTCCTCCGCGCAAGCGCCGCAGCGCCGCCTTCACGAAAGACTTCGTTTACGTTGCGGCTGAACTCGCGCGCGACGTCATAGGGACCGCCCGTTTCGGGCAGGCTGTTAAGAGAGGTCAGCACGTCATCGGCAATTTCGCCAGCAATGCGCGCCTCGTTGCGGCGCCCAGCCTTCCGAGCGGCGCGCTGTATCTCAAGCAGTTCCGACCGCAGCCCCTGCAACTCGGCCGGGCTGGCCGTCGCACCCAGACGCGGCGACGACGGCTGCTGCGGAAACGCACCGGGGTACAGCGTGTTAAGCTGCGACAGCACGGCGTCGGTCTGTTCGTCCGGCGCTTCTCGGCCCAAGAACTGCCGTGCGAAGGCGGGGATGTTTTGCCGTTGTGTGCTAGGGGTGGCGTCCACCAGCGCCGCAAACCGCTCAAACAGCGGTGCGGTGTCAATTCTCAAGTCTTGCGGGAGAGCCTGCCACAGCGCGTTCTCCTGCGCGCGGGCGGCGGCGAACGCCCGGTCGAACTCCTCGCGGGCGATGCGCGACGCATCCGCCGCTGGCGCTCCCGGCTCCAAAGCCGCAATGCGACGGCGGGCTTCCGTTTGGGCCTGCTCAACACGGGTGTTCAGCGCAGTAGTCAGTCGAGTAACGCGGTCCTCCAAAAACGCCCGCGTGTCCTCGGGACGACCACCTAATGCGCGGGCTTCCGCCAGCAGCGTGGCCTGCGCCGCCTCTGCCCGTTCACGCAACTGCCGAGCGATGGCGGGGTTCTCCGCGGCGACGGCGCGTTCAAGATCCAGCAGGCCAGCTTCGCCAGTACGCTGCGCGGGGGTGAGATCGCTGATCGTCGGCGCTGCGGCAGTCCGAGACGCCGCGTAAGGATCTTCGACCAAAGACGAGAGCCGCTCAGTCGCACGCCTCCGCGCCCCGGACGGCAACACCGACTTAGCCGCATCAATGACCGTCGCAACACCAGGCGTACGCAGCAGCAGGCTAGGCGCCTGCGCGACCACACCGCCGGTCAAGCCGCCACCAAGTTCAGCCAACTGCGCGACAGGCTCGTTGCCGGGGTAGTTCTGCTCCGCAATGTAGCGACCGGCGCCGCCGCCAGCACCAGCGGCGACTTCCGTCCCCGCCGTCGTAAACGGCGCCGCTACTGGCGCGCCGGCAATGGTTTGCCCTATGCGCGAAACTAGCGGGCCGCCAACTCTAGCCGCAACGCGCGCCCCAAGAACCGTAGGGTTAAGCATGCCCGCGGCGCTACCAACGCCGGCCGCTATGTACTCGCCAGGCGTCTGGGGCGTCGCTCCGATCTCGGGCACCATCGTCACGCCAGCCTCGCGGCCAGCCCGCGCCATGCCGGCCTCAATGCTGGCCGAACCGCCGAACGGCCGATCGCTAACCGGCACGCCGGCCATGCGAAGGACCGAATTAACAAAGTCAACGGGCATGCCGAGAGTTTCGGCAATCTGGCGGTTAAGAAACGGCAGTCGGCCTTCGCCGCGTCCAGTCGGTTCTCGGCGGGGGCCGGGGACGCCGTCGGCAGGCATTTCCTCCAGCGTAAAGCCGGGCGGCAGCGCGGCCGACGAAGGGGCGGGGGGTTCTTCTAGCGTAAAGCCGGGAGGAAGCGCGCTGCTCATCGCATGGGCACCCACTGACCGTTGCGAAACTGAATACGCTGACCGTTAGGCCCGTTAGCTATCTGGCCTTCCCGGAACGTTGTCTGGGTCTGGGTTTGCGGCTGTCCCGTGCGCGCAGGCGAAGGCGTGCCGGTAGGCGCCGGCTGATTGCCACCAGTCGGCGCGGCATTTGCGCTGGGGGCCGTTTCAAACTGGTCTGCGCGAGTGCGAAACAGACGAATGATTTCGCGCGCCGCCGCCAGTCGAGTTTCGTTCGGAACTGTGGGATCAGCTAGGCGACCTGCGGCCTCTCGGTAAGACTGCGTGTCAGCGTTAGACTGCGGGCCTTCAAAGCGCGGCACCATTTTGGTGACGACGTCGGCGATTGGCTGCAACGCTCCGATAGCGACAGCACCGGACGTAGGCGCGTTGAAGAAGTCAAAAAAGCGATCCACGATGGCGTTAAGGCCGCCGCCAGTAGACCGCTCCAAAAGACCGCCGCGCTCCGTAATGCGCTCCAGTTCGCTAATGGCGCGGGTAAGCTGTTCTTGCTCGCGCCGCTGAGTTGCGGCCGAGCGAGCTTCCAGCGTGCCCGCTTCTCGCGCGCGGGCCTCACCGCCCGCCTGCGTAATCGCGCGCTGACCCTGTTCCGCGCGCACTTCGGCCAGCGTCGGCGCGGCGGCAGGGGGGACTGCATTTGGCCCCGCCGCGAGTGTTGGCGCAGCGGCGTTGGGAAGCATCATGTTTGCGGGCTGCGCGGGCGGCGCCGCCGGAGCAGCGGCCGGCGGGCGCCGGAGATCGACGGGCGCCGCCGCGTTTCGCTGAGTGCCCCCCGGCGCTTCCCTCGCAAAGAAGAACTCGCCGGTATCCATGTCGGTAATTACGGGGCGGCCGTCCATAATGCTTACGTTCAACCTAGGCTGGCGCCCGCCGGTCAAGCTAGTCGCGCGCCCACGCATGGCCTCCTGCCACTCAGGCGAGCCCGGCCGAATACCCGCGCCAAGCAGCGCCCGTTCGAACTCGTTGGGTCGTGACCCCTCAGCATTTGCCGTCACGCGGCGCAGGAGCCCTTCGGCGCCCTCCGCAATCCGGCGGGCGTTCTCAACTGAAAACTGCGCGGGAATGGAGCTGGCGTACTGCGGAAACCGTTCAGCCACATAGGCCCGAGCGGCGCCGTACTGCTCAGGAGTTGTGGCGGCGGCGAATAGGTCGCGGCCCACCTTGAGCGCGTCGGCTTCGGTTTGCGCCCTGAGACGCCCGACCTGCGCCGTCTGGTACGCCCGCTGAGATGCGGCCTGCTCGTACTGCGGCGACAGCGTAGGTGCGACGCGGCGAAGCTGGCTAAGACCCTCCGGCGTGTTGATGTCCACACCCGACGACAGCAGACCGCGAAGCGCGTTGCGCTCCTGCGCCGTCTCCCGCGCCTCCTCCATCCGCATCCGGTTGAGTTGAAGGTTTTGGGCCTGCCCGTACAGCTCCCCGATGTTGGGCATCTGGAAGGGGCGGACCTGCAAGGCGATGGTGTTATCGACCATGTGCGTCAGCCCTCGTTTCCGAAACCGCTGAACATCGGAGAAAGACCAGGGGCCGCATAGCCACCACCGGGGCCAGCATAGCCCGGTTTGGTCGGGTTCATGTAGTTGTACATCAAGTAGTTTTGCATACCCGACGACAGCGCGCCCGTCAGGGCGTTGGCTTGGCCGACATAGCCCGACGCGCGGGCCTGACCGGCTCCGGTGTAGCCCGAAGCCTGCGCGTTACCGGCGCTCATATACGTCCCACCTACGCCGCGGCCGACGTCGCCAGCAGCGTTCGTCAGAACGTTTGTGCTGGTCTGGCCTTGGCCAAGAACGCCTTGAAGCGGGTTTAGCTGCGCGTTGCGGTTGGCTTGGTAGCGAGCATAGGCGTTGCCGTACTCAGACGAGGCCAGATCCTGCCCGAACCGCTGCACGCCCTTAAGGGTAGCGCCCGACAGCAGACCGCCACGGGCCGCCGCCGACCGCTCGATGGCTTTCATACCCTCGCTCATGCGGAAGCCATAACCGGGATCGGCCTCAAAGTCGGACATGCTAAAGTCGCGGGTGTAACGCCCAAAGTTAGGGTCGGCGGCGTTGCCACCCTCCAGCCCCAACAGCGTCAGCAGCCGGTTCTGGGCGCTTAGGCCAGCCTGGCGGAACGGCTCTTGCAGCTCCACCTGGCGCTCAAACATCTCCCGCTGCGCGGTAGCAGCACGGTCGGCAGCAGCAACCTGCGCGTTAGCGGCGTCGCGGGCCGCGTTGGCCTGCGTGCGGGCCGCGCTACGCGAACCAAGGACGCCAGCGCCAGCGCCGAGAGCGCCTGCGCCGAGGATGGCGGTTTCGATACCCATTATGCGGCCCTTCCGACACTACCGTCGTCGTAGACGTTAAACCCTAACCGCCGAAAGATATCAAACATGTAGTCGTGCCCCGGCGCGATACGGCTGAACGCGCCTTCATCCGCAAAAAGTTGCGCTATCACGCCTTTGGTCGCCCACTTCTTTCGCCACTCCGGCAGGATGGAAACGTGGACCTCTCCGTCCTTAAAGTAGGCGGCGCCGATGCGCTCGCCGTCCCGAACGATAGCCTTCACCGTCCAATCTTCCAGCGCGGCTTCGTATGCCTCATAGTCAACCGGCGAAGACCAATCAGTCGCGGCATAGCCTACGGCCAGCCCCGCCTTTCGGTCGTCCACCAGCGTTGTCGGCATGTTCGCTCCCCCCGTCAGAGCTTAATGCACGCCAGAAGCGCGATGTTGCGCGGGCGTGTCTCGGTGCCGCCCGTGGCGTTGGTCGTGAAAGTATGGTTGTGAGCGCCGCCAGGCGCAGTCAGACCAGAACCAAAGCTCGCTCCGGCGACGTTTGTGTTGCCCGTACCCGCCGTATCAATCGACAGGTAGCCGTGGTCGTGGTCGGGGGCCGTGCTGGTGGTGCCAGTATGGGTGTGGCTTGCCAATTCTCCGCTCTGGAACGATCCAATAGCGCGCCCGCTATCCACACCGCGGCCATCGTCCCAGCCGCGCAAAAACTCGCCGCGCAAGTCAGGGACGCGGAAGGTCGTGCTGCCGTCGCCGGTCGAAAACGCACCCTGGTTGTTGCTCGCCCAAGTCGCGTCGGACACCAGATTGCCGCTGGTCTGCGCGAAGGCCCACAGAGTAGCGTATGTGGTGCGGCTCAACAGCGCGCCGTTAGCCTTGACCCAGCCCGTTGGGGCAGTTGTCGCGGGAAAATACGCGACGATGCCGGTGAAGCCCACAACAGAGAGCGCCGTCACCGACCCCGCCGTCAACGATCCAGAAACTACAACGTCCCCGACTACGTCGAGCGCCGCCGTCGGGGTCGCCGTCCCAATGCCGACGCCACCAGCGTTGTCGATGATAAACGGCGTCGCGTCTGGGTCCGCGCTATCTTGCACGCGCAAGACCGGGCCGGTGCCGGTCTGCGTAATCTTAAGGGCCGCCGTCGGCGTGTCGCTGTCGATGGTAACATTGCCCGACAGGATGGGCGAGACGGCTGATGTGGGCGCCGAGATGTAATCAACCGTCCAGATCTCAACATCGTTAACGTCGGTCAAGCGGAACTTGTACAGCGCGCTGCCAAGCCAGATGTTTGCCTCGCCGCGCGAGTTGAGAATGACCGGGTTGGTGTTAGGCGTAACGCCCGTGTAGTCCGTAAACGTCGCCTGCGGCGTCGTGGTGCCGGCGACGTAGGTGTAGACCTTGCCGCCCGAGAGAGGCACGCCGGCCGCCGTTGTGAACTGCATCTTAGGCTGGGGGGTTAGGACGGCCATTATTCACCTATGTTCGCGGCAACGGTGAGGATAACAGAAGGGACCGCCGGTGAGAAAGCGGTTGCTGCGGAGGCTTGGATAGATACGTTTGTGTTATCCGTCGCCCACCTCAAGCGAAAATAGTCGTCCGTGTTCATACGAAGAAAGAAGTTCCAGGCCGCCAAATAGGCTTCGCCAGAACCTTTCATTGTAATCGTAGTCGCGGACTGCGGGACGGCGGTGCCGTTGACGTCAGCCCAAATGTAGACGGTTTTGGCGGCGGCGTTTGTGCTTACAAACTGCGCCGAAAACTGAAAATTATACAGGCCGGGGCGGTCCACATAGACGCGAGACGTAGGCGTGCCGAGATAGACACCCTGGCTGTAGTCGGTCTTGTTGAACGTCATCGAGTAGGCGGTATTGGGCGCTGCCGCCGTCTGCGTCGTCTCGTCGTGAAACGCGCCGTTGCGAAGCGAGCCGCTGCCTAGGATGGCGAACAGATTGTAGAGGTAGCGATACCACGGCCGCGAAGGGTAGGGCACCGGGTCTTCAGCAATCGGCACCCGAGCGGCGGGGATCTGCGTGATGTTCTCAGGCACGGGTCGGGCTCGCGATGAGTTCGGCGCCCATAATCGTGATCGACACGGGGTCGGTGCCAGAAATCTCGTACACGCGGTCGCGCAGCTTCAACGTCATGCCCAGCCGGCGCCAGATGACGCGGCGGCCGGTCTGACCGATACGGCCCATCGACCGCCAATGCTCGTTCGACCAAGTGTGGCCGCCATCATCCGACCAACGCAGCATGACCATGGGGGTCATGGTTGTCGAGGTAGACGTCGTAGCGTAGAGAAAATCATCGTTTTCAGTTAACAAACGCTCATCAGACTCGGCGGTGATGTACGCAAAAAATTGCTCGGCTTGAGCCTGGTCAATTACGTTAGCCGGCTCATCAAGGCCAACGCCGCTTTCGCAGTCAAGCTGAAGGCTGTGTTGCGTCGTGCGAAGAAGGGTGTTTTGGCCGGTGGCCAGCGCACGCCACGACCGCAGCCACTTTTGGATAGACCCCGCCTCTGTGTAGACTGAGAGGTCGTAGGCGAAAATCGCGCCCGTAATGTAGTCGCCGACGACAATCTCGTCGCTGAACGACATCTGGTTGTTGCCGCGGTGGCGGGTGAACTGGTTGTTCAGCCAGCCAGCGCGCTGATGCCACACCTGCGTTGCGACGTCGTACACCCAAGTAATGTCGGCGGTCGGGAAGTTCAGAACGTAGAAGGAGTGGCCGTCCTGCTGGTAGGTGTAAGCGGTGGCGTCAGAGATGTCGGAATACTGCTGGATCTGCCACTCAACCGAGTGCGTCGAGATCCGCTCGCCATTGTAGCCCTTTGACCGATAGACGATGCCGCGCCCGCGGGCGTCCGCACCCAGCCAGAAGACGCCGTTGTCCAGCTTGGCGACGGAGAACGGCGCGGCGCAACCGATCTCGTTGAACGCGCCCTGGATGCGGGCCAGCGGGAAGTCAGGGAGCCCGGCGTTGTACCAGACCTCCACCGACGTCTCACCAAACAGCCAGACTTCGCGGTGGTCTACGATCAGCGAGACAAGGTTGTCCGGCGAACCTTCGGCGCTGGCGAAGTCGAGCGGGTCAACCGACGTACCATCAAGGAGCTGCGTTACCCAGAACTTCTGGCTGTTCGGCTCGTTGAAGACAAAGTAGCCGTCGATGAAGCCCACGGTCGTCGCGCCGGGGAAGTCCGGGTCGGTGATCTGGGCGAAGACGTCCGTGTTGGCGTTGTAGATGAAGCCGTCAGCGCCAGCGGCAATGAACAACTGCGTGCCGTTGTCCACCATCGACACCGGGCCAGCGCCGGTAACGGTGCCCTTGATTGTCGCCACCCAAAAGGAGTCGATCTTGTACAGCTTGTCGCCGGACACGGCGTAGCCGTACCCACCAAACGTCCACAGCCCCCGCACCGGACCATTGCCGAGAGTAGCAAGCAGGCGAAGACCAGGCGCACGCTGAAGAAACGCCGGTTCTTTACCGCCGCTTGCATCGGGCACGATCTCGGGGAACAGGTTCACCATGCGGTTGTCCGCAGCGTTAACGCTGCGGGCCACATAGGAAGATCCGAGGATCGGCGTCTTCATCAGTAGTTGCCGGCGAAGATGTTGTACCGCTGGCGGGTGCCCACGATGCTGTAGGGCAGCGCCATCACATCATCCGGGTTGTTGATCCGCTTGAGGTTGCGCTTCGACGTCATGGCGATGCGCGACACCTGTGGGGTCGGTTCAACGCCGAACTCCGGTGCCATCTCGCAGGCCAGATTGTAACGGAAGGCGCGCAGGTAACCCGGCGGAAAGGTCAGCTCAGTGGCCAGATTGGCCGGCTGCGACAGCGGGCGAACAGAGACAATGTGAAACTCCAGCACCTTCGTCGGCACCGGGTAAACGTACATCTCGATGTTCGGATAGGTCATGTTGACCCACAGCACCTGGGGGTAGGTGCTGGTGACGGTCTTCACGGCGATGCCATTGTACTGCTGCTGATTAATCAGCTTGAGGCCGTAGGAGATGCCGGTCGCCGGGTCGCGAAAGTAGGTGGCGTCGTCCACTAGGATCGGGCGGTCGCCCACGATGTCGCCGGTCGGCCCAAAGGTACGAAAGAGCGCGCCGGGCGGCCACGTCTCCACTTGATCAATGGTCGAGAACACGGCGAGGCGCTCGGTGTTCCAACTGTCGATCATCTGGTTCATGGCGTTGAGCGCGTCCTGAGACGTCTCAGAGGACGGCGTTTCGCCTTCGGCCAGCACGCCCAGCAGGCGGAGCGATCCGTTGATGATGTCGCCTGCCGTGGCCATGTCAGTCGTCCTTGTTGGCGCGCGGGCGGCCTCGACGGCGCGGGGCCTCAGAGGTCATTGTATCACCACCAGCGGCGCGTGCCAGCATATTGACGGGGGCCGCGTTTGCCTCCGCCATCCGCGACCAGCCGTTCTCCTCGTCCTGTTCGGCCTCAAGGTCCATGAAGGCGACCTTAACGCCGTGCCGAGGGTGTTCAAGGTAGATGACTGGCATGTGAGCCTCAAAAGGTCGGCCCCCTGCCGAAGCAGGGGGCCGGGTACATTACACGACGCGGTAGAGGGCCCAGGCGCCGGCCGCAGACTTGCGGGCGACGAACTGGGCGCCGGTCGTGACCGGGACGGTCATCGTCAGCGAGCCCGTGATCGTCCAGCCGGTGTTGGTGGCGATGATCGCCGTGCCGGAGGACGTGCCGAGGTTCACCAGGCGGAAGGTGAACGCCGTGCCCACCTTGTCCGAGTTGGACAGGACGAGTTCCAGATCCGCCACCGTCGGCAGAGTGTAGGTGACGGACGCGGCGGTGATCCCGGAGTTCGCCAGGATCAGCCCGTTCAGCACCTGCGCCGGGGTGAGCGTCGCCGCCGTAGTGACGGAGACGGGATCGGGGAGCGCGTCGATCAGAGGCTCGTTGAGGTTGCCGTCACCAATCTGGTAACCGCCGCCGCCATTCGGAATCGCCATGTTCGTGTTCTCCTTTCCTGTGCCTTAGCCCCAGAGCCGCACGGCCATGGGCGGGCGGATGGTGTTGAAGCCGTAGAGGACGTCGATACGGCAAGGCAGGCGGTCGTTGTTGATGTCGTACTGGCGCACGACACGCAGCGAGATGCCGTTGTGAACCTGGCGAGAGGCCATGTCCACGCCCTGCGGCAGCAGCAGGTCGGCCGTGGCGAACGAGATGGCGTCCTTGTGGTAGATCAGGTTCTGCGGATACGACGTGGAGGCCGCACCAAGGAACGTGATCACCGCACCCGACTGCGGGAAGCTATCGACGGTCGCCAGCGCGTTGGACGAGGTGTAGAGCGCCGGAGAGATCTTGACCGCGGTGTACGCGCCGCCGGACGCCGCAATGGCCTCCGTCACCACAAACTGCTGGAGCGAACCCGTGGACTCGCGGGTCTGCGGGTTGACCGCAAACACGCTGGCAATCGTGAACACGTCGCCAGCGGCAAGCGTCTGCGAGCCGGTGCCGGTGATGTTCAGCGTGGACTGGCCCTGCGTGGACACGGTGGTCGTCACCGTGTGCGCGCCGGTACGCGAGCCGGTCTGGTGCTGCTTGATCGACTGAGACATGTTGATCTCGTCGTAGCCCAGCACGCCCATGCCCATCATGCCGTTCTTGAACTGGCGGCTGATGGTGTCGGTCGGGTTGAACAGGCCCTTCATGCCTTCGACGAGGCCCGCGTTGGCGGCCGGGTTCACGGTCGCGTAGCGCGGCGACATCACGGCGGCGGCCTCGTTCAGCTTCTGCTGGCCCTGGAGCAGCACCAGAGAAGTGGCCGGGGTCGTGCCGGGGGTGCCGACCGACTGGAAGACCGACTTGTACGCATTCGCCACGTCCGCGTCGATGCTGGACGCGAGCTGCGAAATACGAGGCTTCAGCACGCGCTCGGCGAAGTCGTCGAGCTGCATGGTGAGTTCGGCCGAGGTGAAGTTCACACCGATGTGCTTCTGGCTGGAGACCGTCAGCGTGGTGAACTGCTCGTTGTCGTCCTGCACCTGGAGGGCCGCACCATCGGTCACCAGCGCGCGGTCCGGCAGACGGATGCGGAGGGTGGAGCCGATCTTCGCGCCTTCGACGGCAAAGCTGTCGTCGTACTGGCGGTTCACGTTGCGGGTGAGGACGAGGTTGTTCTCAAGGATCTCCAGGGCCTTCCTGGTGATCATGTCGATAGTAAGAAGCGAGTTTGCCATTTCAAAGGTTCCTTAGCGGTTGCGTGTGGCTTCCCACTTCTTGATCTGGCGCAGGCGCTCGGCCTCGATCCACTCCGACGTAGACATGTTCTTGACGGAACGGGGGTCCGTCGTGTCGTAGCCAGGCGTGGACGTCGAGCGAGCCGTCACCGGAGCAATAGGGGCCGGGGCGGTTGACGTCTTCTTAACCGGAGGGTCGGCGGCCAGCTTGGCCTCGATCCTGCCGATCTCCTTGGCCTGCATAAACGGAGACAGGTTGGCGATACGCGCAGACTCCTTCGGGTTGGTCCCAAGCCAGTAGATGATATCGGGGCCAACGTCAGAAGCCTGGATGGTCTGGGCCATAACATCAGTCACAGGAAGGCTCGGGTTGTACGCGACCTGTTCAAAGTCGTCGTACTTGCCGCGGGCGGCTTCCTCTTTCTCATGGTAGGCTTCGATCACCTTAGCCTGCTGCTGGGACGCCTCACGCTGTCGAAGCAACTCCTGCGCTTTCTGCTCGGCCAAAGCCTCTGCGTACTTGGCAGCGTTGTCGAAATCGTCAGGTGCCGGAGGATTGACGGGCATTGCCCGTTTCGCCTCAAGCTCGGCCAGCTTTTGGGCTTGCTCTCGCTCCCATTTCCGCTGTTCGCGGGCAAGGCGCTTGCCGACAATCGCGTCCAGTTCCTCCTGTGTGAAGGTCTTGGACGCCTCGTTCGGCGTTTCGGCCGGCGTAGAAACGTCGGGGGCAGGCGCCGCCGTGGCTGCCTGTTCCGGCGCGGGTGCTTCCGCTAGGGTGTTAACGTCTTCGGTAGACATTTTCGATCCTTACGATCCCTGGTGAACCGCACCAGTACGGATGTCAGCCGGCAGCTTGCTGCCGGCTGAAAATCTTATTTGGGTTTGCTCGGCTCATCCGCAGGGGCGATTGTGAGTTCACCCGCCGCTACCAGATCCATGATGTCCTGGTAGTCGGTGTTGGCTGGGTCAAGCGGCACGAACGAAGTCACGCCGTTGATGTCGCAGCGGATGCTGGTGTTGACGCCGTTGAAGGCGATGTATTGGGCGTTGGTGTACATGGTCAGAGTTCCGCCGATGCAGTTAGCTGACCGCCAACAGTGGAGTTTGCGGCCACCGTAGTGCTAGAGAACGAAGTTTGGCGGGTTCCAGGAACACTTGCCGTCATGGCCCTGTCAGTTCCTCCGCCGTCTCTCCATGTCCCCGATGCCCCCGTAGATGAATTATAGAACGCGACCGTAGGTGCCGCCCTCATATCAACCGCGAACGAGCATGTTGCAAAAGCTGTTCCGCCATTATTCGCAATGGTAAATACTTGCCCATCTGACGACACTGAAGCAATAGCTACTGAAGTGTTGTATGTCTTGAAAAAATACCTCTGACACAGCGCCAGTTCCTGCCCAAACTGCCTGCGTTCAAACGGCGTGGCGATGGAACCGGGCTCAAACTGCACGTTTCCGACGTCCCAAGTGCCGCTCGTCTGCGCGCCCACAGTAAACAGGATCTCAACGCCGGTCGTCGCCGCGGCGGGCACCGCAATGTTGACGGAGTAGCGCGTCAGCGTGCTGGTGATCGTGAACGTACCAGTGGCAATCTGCGTCTTGGTCGGCGTGCCAATGGTGCCGAAGGTGTCGGCGGTCGTGGCGTAGCTTGCCGTCCACGTCACCGTCGTCAGAAGCGAATTGGCAAGATCGACCGACAGCGTGCAAGTCTGGCCAGCAAGATCATAGCTGTTAAGCGCCTCAATGCGCTGGCCAATACCGACCGCCGTAACAGATGCGGCGCCCGTGATGCGAAGCAGGTTGCGGTTCGCCCCGGCGCCCGACACCTGTGCTGCCGTGACGTTTGCGCCCGTGCTGTAGACAAAGAAGCGGTCCACGCAGGGGTAGCCTGTGCTGGCCGTAGGCACGCCCGTACCAGCCGTCACGGTGGCCGACGTGGCCCGCTGGGCAATGTACATGTTGCCGTTGATCAGCCGGTTCCGCAGGAAGCTGCTGGACATCACGGCGGTGCCGGTGAATGTCGCGTTGCCGGTGCTGTCGAGGCGCAGCGCCTCAACACCGCCCTCTGAGAAAGCGATGGTGTCGGCCGCCGGAAAGAAGATGCCCGTGTTGCTGTCGCCGGTGGGCGAGATAGACGGCGCGGAAACGGTTCCTGCGCCAGCGTTTACGGTGGTGCCGGAGACGGTGGCGCCAGACACGGTGCCAGACGCGGTGACCGTAGCTCCAGACACCGTGCCAGACGCGGTGACCGTAGCTCCAGACACCGTACCAGTCGCAGTAAATGCCGCGCCATTGACCGTGCGGCCAGCGGTCAGATTGGCGACGCTAACTTGGTCAGTCGTGCCGCTCTGCACAATCGGCAGCACCTCCGTCCCTGCAAGGGGTGTAGACGCAGCAGGAAGGGCAGAAATCTTGACGTCAGCCATGTGGCTACTCCAGCAAAATTAGACCGCCATTTTCTTGAACGAGGTTATCCCCGTTCTCAGTTTCAAGGTTGCCTTGCGCTTGGTCCGGCCCATAGCCGGAAAACAACGTGGCGATGCTACCCAACCCGATAGCAAGCCCGTTCCGAAGCGCGCCGGCAAACCCCATGGCTTAAGCCTTGTTGATCGGCTTGCAGTACACTACGCCGTCCGTGGCCACCCGAATGGCGCTGACGCGCCAGACGCCACTGACGGTGATCGGGACCGCAAAAGGAATGGGGGTCTGAGCAGGGATGGGCGTGCTGGCCGTCGTAGCTACAGCGCCCTCGCCCACCTCAACGTAGCAAGCTTGGTCAGACCAGATGACGACGCCCTGCGGCCCCGCATTCCAGCCCGTCGTGTTGGCCGCGGTCCCGGTAAAGGATGCGGTCTGAGCCGGAAAATCGGCTTTGGACAGAGGCTTCAGCAGTTCCATCGGTGCGACGTCCTTAAGCAAGGAACTTGAGCTTATACAGCGTAGAGAGATACAGCGCGACAATTTCGTCAACGATGTTCTGAAGCGCCGTATCGCTCTTGTCCATGACCTTGTAGCGCATGTCCTCGATGTCCTTGAGGTTGTCCTCAAGAAACTCGACGATGTTGTTGGTCTTTTTGGCCGACATGAGCGCAATCGGCCCGATCAGCCCGTGCCGGCCCTGGTATGCCTCGGCCAGCGTGTCCGCGAGGTCGATAACGCCCTCGTAGAACTTCTGAAGGGCCTTGTGCTTGGCGTAGCTGCGGGTGTTCAGATGCACGGAATGGGCCGTATCGCGGGCCAAAAACAGCATCCCGATGAACTCGGCGCAGTTGCTCATTGCATCGGCCCTCCTGGGGCCATTTCAGGCGGCAGAGGGGCCATTTCGGGCTCCATGACGGGCATCTGGCGCTCCATCGGGGTGTCTCGGCCCACAATATCGCCCGTATCCAGCGCCGCGGCGATGGTGCCCATCACGATGTCCTGGATCTGCTCCGGCGTCATGCCGGCCTGGACGGCCGAAATGCGCTTCGTCTCGGCGTCATACGCCTTGATCTGCACTTCCTGGGCCTCGATGGACTGCTCGACGCGCTGGAGCATCCCAACGACTTGGTTCAGCTCCTTCGTCAGCGCCTCGATCTGCATCTTGGCCATCTGCATCTCGGGCGACTGGTCCTCGCCTTCCATGACCTTCGGGTCAATGATCTTGGCGAAGCGCGCGGCCATCTCCTGAGCGCCTGGCCAATCCATGTTCTTGATGAACAGGTCGCCCGCGACGGTCCAAAGCTGCGGGTTCGACTGGAGCAGCATGGACATGGCGTCCAGGGCTTCCTGGCGCTTTGTCATGTAGCCAGGCCCAGTGGTCACGCAGACGTCGTAGGTGCCGACTGACGGGTTGTAGATCTTGTCGATCACCAGCCCGTTCTCGTCGCGGATCTCCTTCACGGGCTCCGGCTGCGTCGGGTTGATGCGGACCATGCCGACCTCGCCGTCGAGGCCCACAATGCGGGCCACGCGGGCGGTGTCGTAGATCTTCGGGATCATATCGACGAGCTGGCGCGTGACGTAGCGGATGGCGCGGGAAAGGTTATCGACGAAGTGGTACGTCCCGGTGTCGCCCTGCTTCTCGCGCGCCAGGATGGCCCGGCCAGACCGCTCGTTGCTCTGGGCGCCAAGGCTGCTGTCGTACTGCCCTGTGGTGGATTTGATGTCGTCAGAGGCGCCCAGCTTGGCCTGGATGAGCCCCGTCTGGGCCAGCGGCGGCGGAGCGCGCTGGGGCAGCGGCAAAGGCGAGCCGGCGCCGTCGGTGACGTCCGGGTTGACCTCCAGGTACGGCCAGTTGTTCGTGTTGGCCGTCTTCCAGTTCATTTCGTAGCCTTCAAACTGGCCGCCATAGCCAATGAAGGGTGCCTTGGGGGCCAAGGCCAGCATCTCGGCCTCCTGGCTAACCCAGTAATTGTACATGCGCTGGGCGTCCTTAGCGTTCCGCACAAGGCCCGAGACGTAGAGCTGGCCGTCCACTTCGAACTCGTTGCCGACGACACGCACGACCGGGATCCACTTGCCCGCCCAGTCGCGCTCCTCCAGCACTTCAAAGCCGTTGGTCTTGAGCCACTTGCACTTCTTGCGGTCCACCTTGCGGGTCCGCAGCGGCTTGCCGAACATGGCCTTGAGGGCCTTGTCCTGCGGCGTGCCGGCGAAGGCCGTGATGTTGTCCGGGTAGAGGTGCAGCGTCGCGTCTTCGTGTTCGTAGTAGAAGTACTCCGCGATGCGAACCATGTCCTCCGACAGCCACTGCGACAGGCTCTGGTCGCCCACGCCCTGCGTCATAAGGCTGGAGATCGGCGCCGCGTCTGGGAACATCCGCTCGTAGTCGGCTTTGCTGACGTCCTCGGTGATGAAGCACCACTCGGCGTCCGAACCGCACGGATCCTGGATGGTGGGGTCCATGTAGACCGAGAAGGCGTTGCGGACGCGCCCGATCTTGATGTCCTGGTCGAAGCTGTCGTCGCGGCAGTACTCGGTCAGAAGGCGGATGTAGCCCTCGCCGTAGGTGACTTGGTTGTCGCAGGCGGTGTCGTAGGCAACGTCGGCGTCCGAGATGTACTCGATGTGCCGGACCATGCCGTCGAAGATCTCAGCCACACGCACGTCAGCGCGGTCGTCGGCCGGGATCACCTTGCCCGTCGGGCGGTTCTGGCGCTGCTCGTTCGTCACCTGACGGACGTGCTGCGGCAGCTTGTTGATCGTCAGGCAAGGGCGGGCGTTGATCGTCTGGCCCTGCACCGACCCGCGGGTGGCCAGCACGTCAGCTGGCCACTGCCACATATTGTCCGGGCTGCCCGCCATGAAGCGCAGGTCGTCCAACTCATCTTCACGGCTGTCCGAATACGCTGAAATTGCCAGCGTATAGCGGCGCCGCATAACAGACAGACGCTCCGTATCGTCAGAGTCGGACACTTTGCCCGCTGCTTGAACGTCGTTAGCTGCCACTGAACGAGTTCCCCTTGCTCATGTTTTCTCGGCCAGGAAGCAACTGCAAATTCCAAGGCACATGTAGCCCGGAAACGGTTTTGCCGCGAAGGGGCACTATGTGGTCAACGTGGTAGTCTAAACCAATGCTACGAAGCGCGAAGCAGTAGGTGTAGACGGACTCCATCTCAAGCAAATGCGAGAGAGAAAGCCACTGCGGTTGGCGCGCGTCTTTTGCGCTTCGGTAGTTGGCAGTCCATAAATTTCGTTGCGCGGGGCGTTTTGCGGTTTTGCGCCGCTGGTATTCCGCCAGTTTAGCAGGGTTAGCGCGACCCCAAGCCACAGAAGATGCGGTGTACTTTTGGCGGTCCTTAGCCTTCGCTCTATTTGCAATTGCGTTGCCGCACTCGCAGCAAGTTTTGTTAGCGGTATAGCGTTCGGCCACATGCCCGTTACGGCAGGGTACGCCCGTAAAGTAGCGCGCTGCGCCAGCAGCTATCGCCTCCTGCCGGGATACCGTTGGCCGGTCCATGCTTACTTCTTGCCCTTCTTGGCCGCTTCGCGCTTGGTCGAGTACGCGATTGCGACCGCCTGCTTGGCCGGTTTACCGGCGGCAATCTCAGCCTTCACGTTCTTGCGAAACGCCTCTTTGGAGGTGGACTTCACCAGAGGCATGTCACTTACCCTTCTTCGCGGGCTTGGCAGTCTTGGCAGACTCGCGGAACGCAGCCGCGGTGGGCGCGCCCTTGCTGCCGGGCTTCCGCATCTTCTCGCCAGAGCCGGCGGCGATGCGGGCGCGTTTGGCGTGGATTGCAGCGTAAAGACCTGGCTTGGCCATCAGCACTTCCACCTTTTCATGCTTGCCTTGGCGCGGTCGGCGTTCTCCGACTTGGCTACCACACCCGCCATGCGGGCGCAAAAGGACTTTTTGCGGCCCTTGTCAGCCTCGGTCTTGGGGCTGGGCGCCGGGGGCTTGAGGTTGGAGCCCGTCTCGCGATTGTACTTGGCCCGGCCCTTTGCAGTCAGGCCGGCGCCCTTGCTCGTCGGTAGCTTCTCGCCGCGGCCTACGGCCAGCGATACGCTTTTTTTTGGCATCTTACACGCAATGGATAATGGCAAAGTTCAACACGACGGCTTCGGATAACGGACCGGCTGAGATGTTACGCAGGACAAACGCGCAAGAACCAGCCGTGTGGCCTGAAACCCAGCAGTTGTAGGTTACATTTGACGCCACGCCGCCAGCCACGTTGACAATCACTAAATCTTTGGCGGATATTTTGCTGTTGGTCATAGTAAACGCAACATTGGTAGTAGCGTTGAGGGTAGCATTGTTCATCGTAATTTGGCCCGCTGAGGCGTTAATCGTCACGCCCGTGGACTTGTCGGTCAACTGCGTGACGGTGCTCTGCGCGGCTGCCGCGTAGCCAATCTCGTCGGAGGCGTAAATGTCCACGCCGTTGACGTCAGTGCCGCTGACGGTTGTTGCGCTGACGGTATCAGCGCCGACAATGTTTTGGTCTTCGTAGGCGACGCCAATCGGCTTGGTGTTGCTCGACATGTCTTAAGATCCCATCCAAGACGTCTGTATGCCGCCCGCAGCATAATTGCGCCGCAGGGTTCTGTCCACATATTCCCGATGGGCCACCGGAAAGGCGAAGGTGACGGCAATGGCGTCGGCGGCGTCGGGGCTGGCCAGCCCGCGGGCCTTCATGTCCTTCTTGCTCTCCAGATAGATCGTACCCTTGCTGTCGGGCTTCATCATCGGCCCGGTCAGGTCGTTTTTGAGGAAGCGGTCCTGCGGGATTGACCCCGTCTTAAGCCACTCCCGCATCTCGCCCCACATCTCGGCGCGCTTGTTGCCCCACATCACCGGGTTCTTTGACTTGTTGCCGAAGTTGACCCCCTTTACCTTGTACCGCTGCTCCTTGAGCCGGTCCACGACGCCGGCGCCTAGGCCGCCTTCGTCGATAACCACCAGCGCTGGCTTGTACGTCTCAATGGCCTCGATGACGTGGCCCACGACGGTCATGGTGTCGTCGCCCTTGTGCCGCTTGATGGCGACGACGTCGCGCCCCTGGCGGATGGCCAGCACCGTGCTGTCACTGCCGAACCGCGCCGGATCCACCCCCAGCACGACGGGCGCCGACGGATCCTTGTACGCCGGGCGGCGCATGGCGTCGTCCACCAAGCTGGCGCCGATAAACTGGTCGTCGGAGGCGTTGGGGAACTGCCCGTAGACCTCGACGTGGGCCTGGGTGCTGTCCGGCCCGTACTCGTCGATGATCTGCTGGTAGACCTGCTTGTCGGTGCCTTCGACCGACCTGGCGTCCACAATCTTCGTGCCCCAGAAGTCCCGCTTGGAGTGGAAGCACTCGTAGAAGTACCCCGCGTTGCGGCGGGGGTTGCTGAACGCCAGCCAGAAGCGGTGCGGCGTGTTCTCGGTGAAGAAGCCCGCAGCGACCGACCAAATGGTGTCGTCGATACCGCTGGCCTCGTCGTAGATCAGCATCACGCCGTCGAAGTTGTGAACGCCCGCGTAGGCGTCGGGGTTCTCAGCCGACCACAGCCGGCCCTCGACGCCCCAGTAGCGCGTGCCCATCTTGAGGTCGCGCTCGACCAGCTCCGTCAGCCACTTTGCCGGCATGACGCGCGTCGCGCTGACCTCAAACCAGTGGCTGTTGAGGCTCATTGAAAGCCACTTGGTGATCTCGGCCCAGGTGACGGAGCGAAGCTGCGCCTCGCTATTAGCCGACACGATGGTCGTCGAGCCGATCCTGGTCGTCAGCATCCAGATGACCAGCCAGGAGACAAGCGCCGACTTGCCGATGCCGCGGCCGGACGAGATGGCCATGCGGAAGGTGTCGAAGTCCACCTTGCCGTTGTTGCTGCGGATGTGGTCAGCCAGGTTCTGCAACACCTCGCGCTGCCACTTGCGCGGCCCCTGGAAGTGTTCCAGCGGCGTGCCTTTCTGGCCCCACGGGAAGGCGAACAGCACGAACTTCAGCGGGTTGTCCTTAATGGCCGGCGTCCACAGCCGGCTCATCAGCTCCATCTCGTCGTCGGGCGAGTACTTAACCGTCTGCACGAACGCGCTCCGGGTAGGGCTGTGCGTCTTCGATGGTGGTGACGGACTCTGCGGCGCCCTCGATGACGCGGCGCTGCGCTTCCTGTAGCGCGTTCGTGATCGAGATCGTCTGGTTGACCTCGACCGTCACGGCCTGCTTTGCCACCCAGCCGTGGACGTGCTTGAGGATGTCCAGCGCCGCCTTGGCGTCGCCCTCGCGGGCGGCGGTGTGCAGCACCTCCGACATCTCCATCTCGCCGTCGGCGCGCCCCTTCTCCTCGGCCAGCGCCGCCAGCGGGTCGAACTCGCAGAGGCTGCGGTACTCTGCGGGGCGCATTCCGGCGGCCAGCGCCAGCGTGTCCCCACGCAGGCCCTTGCGCGCCGCGTTGTAGATGGCCTCCAGCCGCGCTTCCGTCGCTTGCAGCCGCCGCGGCTCATACGGGAGGGAGAAGATCGACATGCCCGCTTGTACCATGTTGTGTGACGCGGGTGCAAATGGCGCGTTGCAACAAGCTGTGTTGCAAAAAATTTCTACGAAAAAATTTTGTTTGTAGCCCCTCCGGCCCTGGACCGGGCGGCCCGCCGGCCCCCTCCCCCCGGCTGCCTGCATTATACAATCTATTACAGGCAATGGGCCGCGGGCTGACTGTATACGCCATACAATCTATTGCACATCGCATCCCGCCAGGGCCAGGCGGTATGTTATAACGTAACACCACGCCAGGCGCGCAGCCAGCTGGCGCCAGCGTTCGGCAGTTTCGGCAATGCCGAAAGCGATCAAGCCGAGACATTCAGCGTTCGGCAGTGTTCGGCAGTTTCGGCTATGCCGAACGACGTCGAGCAGAGACATGGCACTGGCGCGGGCAGGATGCGGCGGTGTGGCGTCGAGGGCGAGCGGGTTTCGGCAGTTCGGCAGTTTCGGCAGTGCCGAAAATGTTAGCAGACCCCTAAACCTATAATATACTATAGGTATATATACCTACTATATCTAAACAATATAACAACAGCACTACCGAAACCGCCGAAAGCCCGCGTTACCGCGTTGACATAGCGGCGCTTTTTGCTTCGGCAGTTCGGCGGTTTAGCCGCCGCACCGCCCTACCGAAACCGCCACGCAAACCGCCGAAATCCCGCGCTAGGCTAGAATAAAATCCTAGCCCGCCTGGCGTCGGAAAAAATGTGCATCTGGCGCTACATTTTCTGTTGCATCGGCTGCGAAGTGGCTTATACGCTTCTCTTGTCGCAACCGATTAGGGACAGTCGGACCATGCAAAACACAATCTTTAGCGTCGACAGCGCGAAGGCCATCAAGGCGCAAGGCTACGGATACCTTAACGCCATCCACTACATGGCGCCCGCCAGCGTTGCGGGCGTGGGAGATCTCTGCCCGAAGGCAACCGCAGGCTGCCGCGCCGCATGCCTTGGCTGGTATAGCGGGCAGGCCTCCATGGTCGCGCGAGATACGGATATCAATTCCGTGCGCCAGTCTCGCATTGATAAGGCGCGCCGGTTCATGCGTGACCGCGCGGCCTACATGGCCGATGTGGTCCGGTCGATTGAGCTAGCCGAACACAAGGCGACCCGCATGGGGCTGCGCCTTTGCGTCCGTATGAACGGATCCACGGATATCGCGTGGGAAGGCATTGCCTGCGAGCGCGCGGGCGTGCGGTACCGCAACCTTATGGACGCGTTCCCTCATATCCAATTCGTGGATTACACCAAAATCGCGAGCCGCATGCGGCGCGCGCTGCCCGCTAATTACCACCTCACACTGTCGCGCAACGAAGAAAACGACGCGACTGTCGCGGATATCGTGGCGCAAGGTGGCAATGCGGCCGTCGTCTTCGATCGCGTCCCCGCCATGTGGAACGGCATGCGCGTTATCGACGGGGACGCGCACGACCTTCGCCACCTAGACCCGCGCGGCACCATTGTCGGGCTCACGCCGAAGGGTGCAAAGGCCCGCCGCGACACGTCTGGCTTTGTGGTCCGGGTGGCCGCATAGTGCAATAGAAAGGGTTGCGCCCTACGGGGCGCATCCTTATGCTTCCCTTGTCGCAACCGATAGGACAACGCACACATGGCCGATCTAGTCGCAATCGTGAAGGCAACCCGCCAATCTGCCGCCGCGCTCAAGCGGGCGCAAGGGTGGAACCGTGAGGCCTTGTGGGCGGAACGCTTGGCCGATCAAGCCATGCGGCGCGGCAATGCTGCGGGCGAGGCTGCCCATCTCGCGCAGATGCATCGCGCCCTGCGCCTTCGCGAACAGAACATGGCGCAGCACGAGCGCGCCCGCGCCTTCCTCGATAGCAACCCGATCTAAGGACCTGCACACATGCCCCGCCCCGCTGACCCGTTTCGGGATGACCCACTGCTGCCGCCCGGTATCGGCGCGCTGATGGCCGCAGCAGCCGCCGCCAAGTGGTGCGTCGTCCTGCCCGATGGCCGCGCTTTCTACCTGCCGGAGGCACGCGCGCACCGCTTCGCCGCTGCCAATCCCGGCAGCACCACCCACCCGCCCGCCAGCAAGTGAGAGGATCCGCACCCATGCTCCGCACCATTGCCACCGCCCTCGGCCACGCCGCCACCCTCGCGCTGCTACTTGGCGCGCTTTGGCTGCTGCTGATCGTGACGCCATAAGACCTATTGCGTCACGGCACGCATAACGCTACAGATTTTCCTGCGACCACCGCACACAAGGGGATAGACCATGTATCAAGCCATCCAAACCAAATTCCTCGGCCCGACCAATCGCCTGCCGGGCCGCGTGAAGGCCACCGCAGACGCGGGCAGCGTCATCGTCTCATGGGACCACGCCATCGGCATCTATGAGAACCACAAGGCTGCCGCCGTGGCGCTGGCGCGTCGCTTTGGCTGGCCCGAGGACATGGACGGCGGGAGCCTGCCCGGCTCCGGCTTCGCCTTCATCTGCCGCCGCTAAGGGGAGCAACGCACCGTGAGCTACTATCCCATCGTCATCTGGCGCCGCGATGCATGCGGCGCCGTCGCCAGTGTCGAGCTATGGCAGGGCGACACGCTGGCCTACTCGACCGCGCATGATCCCGAACCGGATGAAGCCCTGGCCAGCCTGCTGCACAACGCCCGCGAGCACTACCGCGCGGATCCGCACGACAGGGACGCGCTGCCGCCGGATTACGCTATCGTCGCCGCATGGGAGGAGTATCTGGCATGACCGACCGACCCACACCCGCCGCCATCAACGCCGCCGCCATTGGCGGGCGTCTCGCGTCCATTCTGGACCGGCTGCAAGCCTTGCACGCGGACGCTGAAATCGCCCGCCTCCCGCAAGGCGTTGTGATGGGGCTGCATTGGCTTTGCGAGGACGCCAGCAGCACACTGGCGCACCTGCATGGCATGATGGCCGAGCGGACTAACGCACCGTGATCCTAGACCTACTCATCCGCGCCGTGGCCATCGCCGCGGCCGTCCTACGCAAGAGGGGAACACCATGAGCGAAGACATGCACCACCGCTTTCGGGGCGACGATCTGCAACGCTACCGGGCCGCGCTTTACGCCCAATGGCGGGCCGCGCGCGACGGCATCACCATAGCGGACGAGCGCACGCACCCCGACCGGATCACCGTCGAATATGACGATGAGGACCGCGCGAAGGCCGTCATATTCTACGCGGTCGGGATTGATGTCCGGGTGCGGCTTCCGTGATCCGCCGCCCGGCCCGTCACGCGGGACGAACGTGACGGGCCGGGCGATGCGCGGGCCATGGGGGAGGACGGCCACAGCGCACGGCGGGCGCGACCACCGCAGCACCGCCACAGGTACCGTTACACACAAGGGGGATAGACCGCAATGGAAGTAATTGACTGGATCAAGCTAGGGCTGGCCGTCCTGCTGGCCGCCATCGGGCTGGCACTGCTGGCCGGATACATCCTGCTGCGCCGTATCGACGCGGAGGATGATCGTTGGCCATGATCCGCACCACACCGCCACCGTTTAGGACGATCCGCGTGCTGTGCGCTTCCATCGCCGTCCATGAGGACTTGCTGCGGCAGGCCCCCGAAGGCTGGGAAGAACACTGGCGCATCCAGCGGATCCTGGCCGACCTCGGCCGCCAACTGGACGAGGCTGAGGCCGTATGGTCGCACCACAACAAGCGCGAGCCCGTCCGACCGCCCGCCAAGCCCACCATGCAGGAGACCCGCCCATGACCGACATCGTGGAACGGCTGCGCTTAGATGCAGAACCTACTGAAAGCGACATGGAAGAAGCGGCTACCGAAATTGAGCGGCTGCGCCAGGAGCGCAACCGGCTGAGGGAGGCGCTGCAAGATGTGCTGAATGCTTGCGATGCAGGTTACATGGTTGAGCGTGGCACAGGCGGCATGACTGTCGGGGCACAAATGCGCCGGTCTTTTTACGACGGTGTTCCTGCGTGGTTAATTGAAGAAGCCCGCGCGTCGCTGGGAGAAAAGGAATGAGCGACATCGTTGAGCGGCTGCGTTTAGACGCAGAACCAAGCGAAGGCGACATGGAAACTGCGGCGCAGGAAATCGAAAAGCTGCGGGCGGCGCTGCGAGAGATTAAAAGGCGCACGCAAGACGCACACCCCATGTCATATGTGGCTGACTATTGGCGCATCGCGAACGATGCGCTAGGAGAAAAGGAATGAGCGACATCATTAAGCGGCTGCGGGCCGGAATCCACACCAGCGCCGACGAAAACATGCTGCGAAATGAAGGCGCCGACGAAATTGAGCGGCTGCGAGCGGCGCTGAAGGAATGTGCCGATGATCTTGAAGCGGAGATCATGCACAGATATGGCGACACGACGCATAAATACCAAAGAGAAAAACAAAAGCGCGATCAAGACATGGAGCCAGTCATAAAGGCGCGTAATTTACTGTCGGGAGAAAAGAAGTGAGCCTTACATCCATCGTTGAATGGCGCCCAATCGAAACTATCCCGCACGGGGAGCGCATATTTGTTGCGGATTTACTGGACGGCGTTCTTGTTACCGCTATTGCCGAACTAGAGTATGGCGAGACTATTATCTACGCGGCTGGGCGTCCTGCTACCACCAAAAAATGGTGGACGCATTGGGCTGCATTCCCAGAGCTTCCGCCGTTTAAGGCTGCCGCGGCCAAAGCAAAAGCCACGTCATGAGCCTGACCGACGACCTCACGGCCATTGCCGACATGGCCGCCGCCATGGCCACCGAGGGCGACCCCGCCCGCGCCATCGTGGCGCTGGAACTACTGGCGCTGATCATGCCCGACCTAGTCGAGCGGGCGCGGCTGCTGGAGGGCCAAACGGTGCCGCCGCACTGGCGCCGGCAGGACTGGGACGGCCAGCCCACCGGCAACGTCATGCCGCTGCGGGGGTGCTGATGCCGGTCCACGCTAGTGACTTCATCGCCCGGCGGCTGGAGATCGTCACGCAGGGCCGCCAGCAGGGCCGGACATGGGACCAACTGGCCGAGGAGGTAGGGAACATCACCGCCAAGGGCCTAAGCGCTTGGTGGGCCAGCCAGACCCGCACGGCGCAAGCGCAAGCGCAATTCCGCGCCCGGCTGAAGCGTCCGCTGGACGTGAAGCCCAACACTACCCCGCGGGCTTGCCTGCGGTGCAAGAAAACCTTTGACAGCGAGGGGGCGCATAACCGACTGTGCGCCCCGTGCAGATACGCAACAACGTGAAGGGACGACACAACATGACCGACATCCTAACCATCCCGCCCGAGGCGCAGGCGTTCATTCTGGCCTCGCAGCCTGACGCCAACATGACCTGCCGCCAGATCGCCATACTGGCCCTGGTGGCTGAGTACCCCGGCGAGAGTAACAAGATCTTGGCGCGCACGCTGGGCGTGTCGGCGCCTGTCGTCACGCGCACCGCCGACAAGTTGGTCGAGCTGGGCCTGTTGAAGCGCCGCGTCTCCATGATGGACCGCCGTTTGGTCGAGCTGACCGCGACACCCGCCGGCGCTCGGCTGGTGCGCGAGATCGCCAGCGCGTGACGCAAACAAAAGCAACCGACAAAGGATACGGAACAATGACCGAGACGATCAACGTGGCCGTACCGGCCGATCTCCTGCCGCTGCTGCGCGCCATCGTGGATGATAACCGCGTCTGGCAGACCCGGATGCAACACGACTGGAGCGGAGTCCCTGAACCAAACGCCGCGCGCATGTCCAGCAACGCAGGCCGCCGGGCGGGGCAGTGCTTCGCCCTGCTGCAAGCAATCGACGCCGCCGCAGAGGCCGCACGATGAGCGACCGCGTCATGGGTCCTGTGCGCGAAGCCTTCGCGTACGCCCACCCCGAGCGGGTGCAGCTCGTCCTGCATGGCCTGGACCACAAGGATGACCGCGTGGTCGAGCTGACGCCCATACAGGCGCTGCGGCTGGCCGAGACGCTGGTGCGGTCAGCGAAGGACATCCTAGAGGCCGCCGCCGTCACCGGGCTGGAATACAGGGGCGGCTGATGCTGACGCAGCTTAACCCGCCCCTGCCGCTGCTCACGCCTAAAGGGAAGGCGTGGGCGCATCTGGTGATCGACTACGGCCCGGAAGCAGACCTTATGTGGGTCTGCTTCCAGGATGAGGACGGCGCGTGTTGGACTTGGTGCAACCGCGACGTCCGGATCCAGTCCAACGCGACGCTGGGCCGCGTCACCCCACGACTTTAAGATCCACGACCTTCGGCGCCGAGGGCTCCTCGATCATGCGCCGAAGGTCGCTCTTGCTGAGAGCCCGCGCAAGCTCAGGCGCGGCGAATATGTGCTTCTTCGTCCTGTACTCTCCCGAGTCCACCCGCCCGATATCCACCCAGCCGGCCTCTTGGATCGCGTGCAGCAGCGCCGCGGGCGGCACCTTCGCACCCGACGGCATCACCGCCTGGAGGCGATCGCAGATCGCGTGGAACGGCCCGCCGATCACGCCGCGGGCGAACTCACCCCGCCGCCCCCGCACCAGCTCGACGATGACGCTCTCGGCCATGCTCATGCTATGCTCGACCAGCGACGTCTTCACGTCCGTCATGGGCGGCGCCGCGCCAGGATTGAACGCCGACACGTCGCGGGCGTACAGCCAGCGGGCGATGGTAGCAAAGCCGCCTTCATCCTTGTACCAGCGCCACATCGCCAACGCTTCCTTCGGATCCATGCGGGTCGCCGTGGACCAGATCACAAACCAACGCCGGTCATCGCTCGACAGCGTGAGCGGGATCATGTCGTTGGAGAACGCCAGGACGAAGGCGCGGTTGAGGGTGTCGTAAGGGTGCAGGCCCTTGCGGTTCACAACCAAGTATTCCGGCGGGGCGGCGATGATCGGCTTCAGCCGGTTCGCCAGCGCCCGGCGCTCCCGCGCCTCCGGCTCCTTCAGTTCGTTCAGAAGGATGACTTCGCTCTCCAGCGCGTAACCCCACTGGCTGTTGATCGTGTCGCCGTCGATGAGGCCGCGGTTCACCAGCGTCGGGCCGCAGACCGCCCACATGAACGGCGCCCACATCGTATCCTTGCCGCTGCCGCCGTGGCCGCCGTGGAGGATCGCGTGGTTGATCTTCACGCGCGGGTTCTGGACCTTGAACGCCATCACGTCCCAGATGTGATCAAGGTCGCGCGGATCCGGCACCAGCCGGCGGCAATGGTCGAGCCAGCGCGTCACATCGCCGCTAGGCGACTTCGACACGTCGGGACGGGCGTTGACCCAGCGGTTGCCGTAGACCTCGGCGTTGCGCGACACCAGCACGCTCTCGCCGGCGGCGTAGGTCACGCCCACCAGGACGCGGGCGCCCATCGCCTGGCGGTTCTCGTCGTAGCAGGTGGACGCCTCGATCTTCTTGCCGCTGTGGATGGACCGGCAGGGGATGTGGCGGAACAGCGCGTTGAAGGCGTTGCGGCTGATCTCCCGCCGGTCCTCCAAGTCGAAATAGCAGTCGTCCGAGAGAACATAGGCGAAGCGTTCGTACCAGCCCGCCTTCTCGACCCGGCCCAGCTCCTTGCGGTCCACCTCTGCGATGATCTCGGCGGCGCGGTCGGGGAAGTTTTCGGTCGGCGTCAGCTTGTCGAGGGTGCGGGCCATCTGCTCCGCCAGCAGCTCGTCCCGCAGGCCGTGGCCAGCGCGGGGGCCGCCCTGGTCGCAGACCCACTGCAAGAACGCCTTGCTGTCCAGATGCTCGCAGTGGCCGTGGTAGCAGCAGAAGGCGCGGTTGATCGGGTTGTAGCGAGCCTCATTCTGGCCGGTCGTGTGTTCGGCGGCGTTCGGGCAGACGACGCCCAGCCAGCCCTCTTGGTTGGCCGCCGACAGGACGAGGCCCTGCTCGTTCAGCCACTCCAGCACCGCGTCCTTGCCCGTGTCGCGCAGGCGGAAGACGCTCTGGGACGCCGTGTCGGCCGCCGCTGGCGTGACGCCCAGGGCCTCGCAGATCTGCGGGAGAGTGAACTCGCGTTCGGGGTGGAACTCGACCAACCGCGCCTTGAAGCCGTCGCGGCCAGGCTTGACGTTAACCGACCCAGGCAGTCGGAAGTTGCGGACGGCGTTGACCGCACCAGGGTCTGTGTAGCCGGCCTCTGCGATGGCCGTCATGGCCGCGGTGAATTCGCCCTTGGTCGGCTGCTCCGCGAAGGCGTAGCCCCACTGGAACGAGTCCTCGCTCGACTGCATGATCCATGTCGGCGGCAGGGGCGGCGTCTTCGCCTTCGTCCCCACGTCGTCGAGCATCATCACCAGGACGTATTCGCAGCAGGCCGCCGCCGCTGACGGCTGGCCGTCCATGAAGCGGTCGATGATGAAAGAGCCGGTGTTGCCGTACCACGATCCGCCGTCGTGCCGCCGCTTGGACGGCAGGAAGGCGGGCCAAGTATACTTCAGCGTGCCGTCAGCGTGCAGCGCCTGCTGACCGTCTCGCATGACCGCCTTCTGCCGCACCACCAACAGCGTCTCACCCTTGGGCGCGAGCCCTTGCAGGAACTCTACGAAGTCCATCATCCTCTCCCCTATTTACCGTAGCGTGTCATCACCGCAGCCTCGATGTTGAGCGGTATCCCTGCCGCCCAGGCTGGAGGTGAACACATGATGCGCTGCATGGCGGCCTGCGCCGCCTCCGGGTCGTTCGTCTCGACCACCACCTCGTCATGGACGTGCAGCACGACGTCGTGACCCTCGGCCTCTAGCTGGCGCAGGGCGTGACGAAGCAGATCATGCGCGGTGGCCTGGGTCACGTTCTCGCACGCGAGCCCCTTCCAGAGCCGCGCGCGGGGCCACTCTGTCGCGTCCGCGGCGGGCTTCCAGGAGGCTTTCGCATAGGTGACGCCCTCGGGCTCAAGCCGCGCGAAGGGATAACAGAGGACGCGGCCGGAAGGCAGAGCATACCAAAGATGCTGGCCGTCGAACAAATAAGTGATGCGTCCGGCGGTGAACTCATGCCCGCGGTTCCGTATCGCCCGCGTGTATGCCTCCTCCAGCCCCTGCCAGAACGGCACCGACCAGGAGTTCGCCCGCCGCCAGGCGTCCACCATCTTCCTGGCCTCGCTCTCGGGCAGGTTGATGCCGTAGATCCGGCCCATGGCCGCAAAGGCGCCGACGCCGCCAGCG